ATGCATGGCAAACTGCCCCCGTCCCCATTCGTTACAAATACCAATCTCCCCGCCGTCCCGTTTGTGGGCAAATCCGCCACTGTAAAGTTTTCGAGTGTTATGGAAGTCTGCGAAATATTGGGAACTACTACGGTTGGATTCCCGAGTTCGTTCAGATTCGAGGCGGATAAATCTATCCCCGTTGCCATCGTGGTCCCTGGTGTGACTGTACAGGTTATTGCCATGACTACGCGACTTCATGCCGACCCATTAATCCTGTTTTTATTCCTTCGACTGTAACATGGCGAATCTCAGGAGATCCCGCGGTTACATCCACTTCTATGCCACAGGCAAATCCCCTTGCCCGACCACTGCCAAATCGAATTAATTTCTCTTCGGCTGATCCTGAATAACTTTCGGTATGGACCGTATTTGTCCGGTCGGGATCAGTGGTATTATATTTAATGGTAAATGCATCCCCGTTATTTACCTTTACCCCGAGCTGTCCCCTCTTCCATGATTTAACATTCATATCCCCGAGGGTGAATGATCGGGTCTTGAGCTTGGCAGAAATGGCGGTGGAGGTCGTTGTGCCGCTCCCAATTGTGCCGGTTATATCTGTGGCCGACTCCTCAACTAAATGCCATCCTTTGTCATTACAGGCGAATAATCTCCGCTTGGTTGGATTCGTTCCATGGTCAATGATTACAAAGTCATCAATGGCAAATCCGCTTGGGAAACTGTCGATGCTGGAAAAGTTATTCTGCAAAATATCGAAGACGATACACTTGTCATTTGTGGTGGATGTCGCAGTACCAGGATAAGCCAAATAATATTTATTGTCGAAAGTCACTCCGACTGCCTTATCCGCATTTGCAAAGTTTGCCTGGTCGATTTGATCCTGTATTGGGCGAGTCATTGGGACTGCTTCCCCGCTTACTTTCGCCACACTAATTCCAAGTCCTTTGGCGGCATCTAAACCTTGTTGCAGTACCATTACCCCATCATCAGAAAGGAAATAGATTTGCGGTCCGCTGGCCGCCACCGATTTGCGGGCAACACATCCAAATTGGCGGGTAATCTCAAATGTGGCGGCGGAGGCGGTGAGGGCGATATTATTAATTAAAAATATACTATTTCTCTGAAAGATGATTGCTTGGTTTTCGAGGTAAGAAGTTATCGCCACAACTCCTCCACTTGCTGATCCTTTTGATAATCTGAACTGACTGGTTGATTCCTTATAATTATCAGTATCCAAGATTTCAGAGGCTAAAACAGTAAACGGTGAATCGGCGGGTTGTGGTATTAACAAGCGATTCGCGAAGAACACTCCGAAAGTTGTATTTGGACAAGCGATATTTCCCGCCCCCGGAGATCCGTTCGCTTTAACCGTGAAAGCAGTCGGGGTCGAATAATCGCCTGTCCATTCAAGCGGTGCTTTCGATGGACCTCTAAATAAAATTAGTTTCTCAGCGGCTTGTACGAAGGAGGCATTATCTCCAGCCGCAACCACTTCCCCGCCAGGATATGCAATATTGATTCCGCTGTTATTTTGATCGTTCCACAGAATAACTTTATTTTGGGTTGCAACCGCAATAAATTCAGCATTTGTGGCTGGGTCGCTGAATAAAATCGAGGTAAATACTTTGTCCGTACCATACGATAAAGTGACTGAACCGGCTTTAAATTCGATACCTTTTCTGACCTTGGCGGTATCCCCCTCCAGTCTCATGTTCTGCGAATCCTCCACGAAGCCCGGCTCTAGCGTGGACGGTTCGAGATACGAATTCATGCCAATAAATCCGCGATCACCTTCTTCGGCGGTCGCATCGTCTAGCTTTCCGTATGACCGATACCGGCTCACCTCTTCTTTACCTCCTGGTAAATCTTTACCGCCATGTAAATAATCGTCATCCCACCAGCAATAATTCCAACGATTTCATGAAATGAACCGCTCAAACTGGCAAGCGATCCGCCGAATCCAGCTAATGCGGTCCTATCCATTAGAACAGGCAATCGAGGATTATGATGCCAATAATTAGGCCGACAAAAACGGTTAGCATTTTACCCTTTTTTGAGAGCGATAAAAATTTCTCTTTTAATAGTTCAAGATTTTTCATTTCGTGAAGGAGGTTTTACGGGAAATGGTGCGCGGGTTGTGGATTTTGTGACTTCGGATTTGGCACATCTTTTTGCCACGAAAATGGGAATGGCGAGGTATCCCGCGAGGACGATTGCCGCTCCGATAAGAATCTTTTTTATGTACGATGTGAATGCATCAAACCCACTTTGATGCTGTTTTAGCCCAGCACTTACAAGTGCATCGACATCTCCGTGTGTGATTGAATCTACGAGTTCCTTTTTTTCGTCTGATAGTTCGTAAATCCTTGCACCCGCATACGCAGTTCCCGCACCCAATGCCGCACCGCCTGGGCCGGCAATCCCGCCCAAAGCCGCACCGCCCACAGTTGCGGCGGGGGTGATAAGTGATCGCATCGAGCATCCGGTCAGGCAAACAAGCAAAAGGACTATGGCGGTGTAGATCATTCGCCAGGAGGATTAGGATCAGTCCACTCGTCCGTTGCTAGAATAGTGAGCATCTCGGAATGAGTGTATTCGGTCTTGCCACTCAGAAAGGATGGTTGTTCGCCTATGTACTTCACAAAAGTTTTAGTACCGTCTAATGAGTATCTGCAATACTCTGCACTTATTTCTGCAACTTGGTCAAAGTCCACAATTCCTAATTCGTCTGTGTTTAATATAACAAATGTTTTCATATTATGATGGTACTGATGTACTGAAGGAAGGCGTTCCATTTATGGTGCTTCCATCATTTGTTCCAGGGTTTGCGGCATTTTCAATATTTGTAATAGTATTACCATTAGACACTCCCCCACTACCTGTGTCGCTTGCGTTATCCCCAAGCCTGTACCAATGCGTAAGATTACCCGCTTGATTATAATTGCCAGCATTGCTTGCTAAATTAAGGGGAGAACCAGCATTGTATATTTGGCCTACATTATCAGCGTCTAATGTGGTTGAATCCCAAATCGAAACCTCATCGATGTTACCTAAAAAATCTTGTGTAGTAGCCGCAAAGTTTCCTATCCTAAAAGTATTACCAGCCGTGGAGGATACAGCACTTGAGGATAGAGTAGCGGCTAATACCCCATTAAAGTACAATATTGAACTTCCCGAACTATCATAAGTCACGGTCGCATTTATCCATTGATTCTCTCCAGGCAAAGTTGCATTTAAAGTCCCATTCGTACCTAAGTGAACATAAAACTGGCTCGAAGTCCAAGGGTACATTCCAATCCCTGTCGCTATTGGACCTGCTCCTCCAAGTAACATATCTTGCCTAGCACTTGGACGCTTAAACCACACGCTGATTGTAAAGTTAGTACCTGAATTTAAATTAGTTATGTTTCCTACTTCAATATAGTCATCCGTGCCGTCAAAGCTACCGCTGAACCCGTTAGTTACACCAGGAATTGATGCACCATCGCTATTGTAAGTTCGCCAATTAGCACCATCGTAAATGATGTATTTATTCGTATCAGTTTCAAAGTAAGCATCACCTGTCGAAGGACTACCTGGACGAGTGGTTGATGTGGTTGTTGGAATTGTTGTTGGCATAATTATTAAGAATCGTTGTTAAAAATGTACCAGGCACTTCCACTATAAATGTAAAATTCATAAGTATCTTCACCGAATGCGATGTTAACTTCTCCGCTTGGATTAGTAGGTGTGCTTGAAAGAATGTTAGCTTCTGTATCTCTAGTAGTAACATTAAAGGTGGCTACTGCATTTAAGAATGTTCCGCTAATATTAGCAGTCGTAAAGCCACTCGAAGCTAAAGTAATTCCTGTGACTCCAGCATTCGTTGAAGATGGATTAGTAAGTGTAAATGTAATGACAGTATCTGAACCTGTTGGTACACTTTGACCACCAGCAACTGTGAGAATTAAAGTACCACTCGACTGAGTCCATGACCCACTCGATCCAAAGATTGCCGCACCAGCACCTCCAACTGTTAATGTTCCACTATCGCTTGTCTGTGACCCTGTAAGTCCACCTATGGTAAGTGTGCTAGTAGCACTGATTGCCGAAGATGGATTAACTGTGAAAGTCAGAGTGTTAGAATTTCCGATTGCAGTCTGTCCATTCTCAAGAGTAGCAGTATCAAAAGTCTCAGGTGGTACAGGTGGTACAGTAGGACTAGCTACTACTCCGAGACTAAATGTGGGAAGAACAAACATTTTTAGGATGCAGTGTCTCCGGCTAAAACGAAAACATTATCAGCGTAACTAACTAAACTAGCTACTCCGTACTGACCGTATATTTTAGTGTGGGATTGTCTGTTGTTGATGGTAGTAGCTCCTGAATTATTATCAAACGATACCTGACCCGCACCCTTTTGTACGAACGAGCAATTAAATCCAGCACCCAATCCGCTTGGTACTGTTACAGTTACTGCTGATGCTTTATTCATGACAATTACTTTCCCATTGTCACTTGCTACTAAAGTATGATCCGCAGTCTTATCCGCATCAATACTTGCATCAAAATCTTCTAGTTTATTGCCGCCTAAATCGACTACCCCACTGGAAACCGCAATAACATTAGTATCCGCTGTGCCAACAGCTTTGGTTGCCGCAGTACCGAGTCCTAAATCACTTTTTACCTCAGTTGCTGAACGGCCTTCGATGTCCGTCCCGGCAACCCGAAGGAAATCATCGTCTGCCACTCCCGAGGTAAATTTGGGAACATTCGTGTTTGCGATGCCTGTTGATAAAACTGCCGCAGTACCGAGTGATAAATTGCCCCTCGCTGAACTTGCATCCGCTAAATCTGATAAATTATTAGCCGCCCGTAAGTTGCCGACATTTGCCAGGTTTACGATGTTGGCAAGTGATACCTTTTTCGTGGTTGCAGTCCCGCTGACATCGACCATCGGTACGACATCGGTGGATGCGGGTGTGCCTGAAAAAGCGGGAAGTTGAGATATTTTTTTATTAGCCATAATAAATTATTTAATCGTGAACATATAAAGTGAGTGTCGGAATGTAAGAGCCGTATGAACCGTCTGCGAATTGAGGTCGAAGGAATGCATAAACTTCCAATGCCCCCGAAAATGCCGAATCCATATCCAAATTCTTTGTCGTGTTAATCGTAGAGAAACCTATATTTGATCCAACAGAACTATCATTAATCGTGCTGACATGAACATGGTAGGCGGCGGCATTAGTTATTGCATTCCAGCTAAAATTGCCGACCATGCCGTTTACGGTAACCGAAAAACTGCTGTCCGAATTTGTGAAGGTTTGCGGAGTGTTGCCAGCCGGTTCAAAAGCCAGTTTATCCACTCCACTTTCCGTAATAATATATGCCCCGTCCTCAGCCATAATGACCCCGTCAATGACCGGTCCGACAATTGAATCGCCGTCCGTGTCACCGATAAAAAGTCCTACTCCGAGCTGAGGCATTTTACTAAGCTTTGTAGAGGATTGCGGCTCCTGACGAGAGACTCACTGCGGAAAATGGTCCATAAATAACTTGGCCTTGCGAAAAGATCGTTCCGTCACTTATTAGACTGGCAACATCTTCAATTGAACCAGTGTATGCTGACAGAACAGAGTCCTCAGTAAATTGAATGGATGTAAAATTTCCCGTGTGGCTGGCAGTGTCATTGATGTATTTCGATCCACCAGCTCCCATCGAGTTGAGTATGTTAATTCCGGATAAGCCCATAATATTATATTGTTGTTAAAATGTTAACTCCGAACGAGTAGCTCGGGTATGTATTAATTGTGATTCTGTTTTGTGCTTCCAACCGCTCTACCCGATCCATTTCTTGTAAGAGTGCTTCTTCAGCTAGTGCCTCTTGTTGGATTGATTTCTCTAACTGTCCGTCCTCTTTGTAGAAGGAGGCCACACAAGCGAGTAAAAGATACCTTTCGAGGAATCGTGGAATTGCCGTTGTGCCGGTTCCGTAGTCGTTCGGGGTAACCTGGTTGCCAAGCACAAAAATTGAAGTGTGTTTGCTGTCTGCGGGTAAAATTAAATACCCATTTATTAATTGATATTCTAGTTTGAAAGCGGTGCGATCCGATAATGGATTTTTATCAAATACCGCAAACACATCCATGATGTCCGAGTCGTTGTCTATTTGAACCGCTTTATCCGCCGCTATGGGCGAGGTGACTGCGGCCACTGTCTTTTCCTTCAGCGACATTAGCTCGGGCCATCTTGCCCGTGTCCATGCTCCCTTTACCCGGTCGTTTAACGAGTTCTTTAAAGCGGTCTCCTCCACTGCCAGCAGTGAATCAACCCCTATGGCCGAAGTGAATCGGCTTTTAAAATCGCTGTAACTTACGGTCCGCATTTAACTTCCGATTACTGTTTCGGGATTCTTTTTGGCGAAGTCTCTTCGGTATTCCGGGTCTGACATACAGCCAGGCCTTTCTTGTTCATGTCTGATATAAGTAGCTGAGTCTATCGCAGAAACGGCACGGAAGTTTTTCCCACCGCCAACAGATTGGCCGTACTTTCTTGCGGCTAATGCTCTTTGCTTATAGCCAGCCTTTTCCCGCCGTGCTTCTGCCTGGACTTTATTCTGAAGATATCTTTTCATCTCCTCGCCCGACATTCCACCGCTTCTTTTCCCACCTTTTACTATGATGTTTAAACTCATATTTTTAAAAGAAAAGGGAGACCGGCCCTATCAAACCGGCCTCCCATATGTCATGAACAATGAACAATACTAATAACCAATCAAACTATTGAACCAAGTGCGCGGGGATTTGCACAGCGAATGGTCATCATGGCCTCACTGATAGCCCTTTTTCCGGCTCCGCTGTCAGGGAGATCCTGAACAGTGATTCCTTCTAAGAACTTGAGGCTGATGGTGTCATCAGATGGCAAGAGATATGCGCGGCTTGTGTTAACGGTACTTTCGTCCGAATTTGGAGATTTAACGATTGTACCACCGGAAGTGTAAGTGCCATTTCCAGCAATATTCGCACCCGCAAGATTGTTGAGTTCGAATGTGTTGGTGGACTTAGAGGCAACAAGGAATGTGCCGTTCGCGTTGGTATTTCCTAAGACACCCGCAATCGTTACCTTATCGCCATTGCTGAACCCGTGGGCGGCAGATGTGATAACAATTGGAGTGGCATTCGTTGCACCAGTAATTGCTTTGGAGCTTTCGCGACCCAAAAATAAATCTGGGATCACTTCCACTGACCCATAATCAGAAATGTAGCTTACCACACTCAATCGCAAAGCACCATCGGACACATCCTGGTCGAAGTTGAAGTTCCCGTTTGCAGTTGTGGATCTCGTGAAATCGGTGACCGCATTCATGACTCCAGTCGATGCGAAAAGCCTAAAGCTTCCCTTACTTCCACTCGCTTCGTACACTGCTTGGAGCATTCCACGAAATGTGGATTCAGTCATGCCAGCAAGTTCAATTCTTGAACCGCTAACTGCACGGAAACCTTGTGTCAGAGATGTGCTGAATGTGTTGCCGGTAAATTCCGGATCTGACCATACACCGAGTCCCGCCGCCGTAGCGCCTACTGTGGAGGAACCAGTCACCTGGTCATTTCCGCCAGCGATAACCGTCTCTGCGGACCGGCGAAGTTGTAAAAGCGATTTTGCTTTTGAAGCGGCATATAAAGATCCGCCGGGGGCCACATCAATCATTTCCGACTGCCGACTTACAGAAAACTTGTCCTGGATTGTCTGTACCCTGTTTCCTAGACGCGCCCTTGAATCAATCAAGTTACTCATATCGGAGAGTGAATAATCAACTCCATCGATTTGACCCGCAAGATTGGGCTGGGCAAGGCTGTCTACGAGCCATTCGTTTAAAGTCGCTTTGGGGGCGGCTGATTGGGGTAAAGTTGCGAAGAGGGGACATTCTGTGGGGTCCACTGTACGCAGTAAATTTTCAAGATTCTGTTGGGCACCTTGAGTTGAAGTAACATTATAGGAGGTTGCTAAAGCCATTTTCGTAATTCCTTATTTTAAGATTTTTTAAATTTTATTCCGCAAAGAGTGCGGCAAGATCGTTTTCCGAGATTTGTTTTCGCTCCAAAATCTTTTGTTTTTTAGCAGTCTTTCGAGTGGCTGAGGTCTGTACCGGTGGACTTGAATCGCCCATCGATGAAGGAGGTGCTTTGGCTACTTTCTTGGCTTTCGGTTTGGCCGTCTTGGCCGCCTGATCTTGTTTGATTGCTTCAACTCCTCGGACGAGGGTTGCGGCAATAAAATCGCCATTAGGTAAGGACTTTAGAATGTCTGCATACTGACTTTTGATCTGACCTAAAACGGTTCTCCGTTCTTCGGCTATGTCGGTATCGATTGTTTCTGAAATCCACGGATGAGTTTTAATCGTGTCCTGTTGCCATTGAGATTGTGACTGCAAGTAGTTCGCCCTTTCGGGGATCTTCTCGGTCAAGTAATCTTCCGCCTGTGTAAGAATATTTCGTATATCCTCATCTTGGTATTCCTTGCCATCGACTTCTATGTACTCCTTGCCGATGTGCTGTAATGCCCATTTTTTAGCGGCGATTGCTTCCTTCCGAAGAGTTTCCAATGATTGAAAATCTTGGACTTCTTCCAAAGCTGGCTGACTGGATTCCGATTGCTTCTGAGGGTTGGATTTTAATGATGCAATTTCTGATTTCAGTGTATCGACAAGCTCTTCGCTCGATTTCGAGCGAGCGGTCAAGCGGTTCACCTGTTTCAGAAGTTTACCAACAGCTTTAGACTGTGGC